CCAGCCCGACGGGCCTGACCCTTTCAAACACACACAGCGCCATCCGTCATTAACGGAGGTGAGGCTTATGCGAATGCCCTACAAACAAGATTTCATCGCCGCTCTGCTGGCAGCTAAGGAGCAGGGTATCGGCGCAATACTGGCTTTCATCATGGCGTATTTGCGGGGCCGCTATAACGGTGGCGCCATGGCGAAGACGCTGATCGATGCTGTCATGTGCGCGATGATCGCCTGGTTCGTCCGTGACCTTCTCGACTTCATTGGCCTGAGCAGCAATCTCGCTTACATCGCCAGTGTCTTCATTGGCTACATCGGTACTGACTCGATCGGCAACCTGATTAAGAAGTTCGCCGCCAGAAAAGCAGGGGTTGATGATGCTGGAACTCAATAAGCAGCGCAGAGCATTTCTGGATATGCTCGCCTGGTCAGAGGGCACTGACAAGCCAGGGCAGAACACAAAGAACAGGGGTTATGATGTCATTGTCGGCGGATCGCTTTTCTCGGACTACAGCGACCATCCACGAAAACTGATCAGCCTCCCCAGGCTGGGCATCAAATCTACCGCTGCCGGGCGTTACCAGTTGCTTTCAAAATGGTGGGATGCGTACCGGAAACAGCTTGGACTGAAAGACTTCTCTCCAGCCTCACAGGACCAGGTGGCATTGCAGCAAATCAAAGAACGTGGCGCGCTTCCGCTCATCGATAACGGGCAGATTCGGCAAGCTATCGATCGCTGCAGCAATATCTGGGCGTCATTGCCCGGCGCCGGCTATGGCCAGTTTGAGCATAAGGCCGAAAACCTCATTGCAAAATTTAAAGAGGCTGGCGGTACGGTAAACGAGCCAAAGTCATGAGCCGATTAACTGCACTCATCATTGCTGTTGTCGCCTGCATCATCGTGTCGCTTGGCTGGGCACTTAACCACTATTACGACAACGCCACCAAGTTCAAAGAGCAGCGCGATAAAGCCACTGAAAAGCTCACTCTGGCGAACGCCACCATTACCGACATGCAGAACCGGCAGCGAGATGTCGCAGCGCTCGATGCCAAATACACCGGAGAACTGGCTGATGCCAAAGCTACTATCGATCAGCTTGAGCGGGATGTTGCTTCTGGCAAGCGTCGGCTGCAGCTCAACGCAAAATGTACCGCGAACGGAACGGCCGTCGCCGTCGCCGGCGGCATGGGCGATGCTTCCGGCCCCCGACTTACTGACTCCGCTGAACGGGATTATTTCACCCTCAGAGAACGAATCGTCACAGTGACGAAGCAGGTTGGATATTTGCAGGGCTACATCAAAGATCTGTGTATCAAATAACACAAAATACTATTGAATGCCCAAACTGTCTTTTATCATTGGCTGGCCTAATTTAAGAGGAATAAGTCAATGTCAGTAAGTCAATTAATCTCAAAATCTACAGTTAGAATTGAGTGTGATGTAGTTGGAGGTGGCGTGTCGGTTGGTACGGGATTTTGGTTTGGTTTTTCAACTACCGGAGACTCAGGCCTGCCATTACTCGTAACAAACAAACATGTGATTGCTAATTCCACTACCATTCGTATTAGATTAAACGTTTCATCCGCTGCGAACCCACAATTAAAATTTTATGACGTAACGATTAATAATCCTAATGATTTCATACAGCACCCCGACCCAAATATTGATCTTTGTGCCCTACCTATAGGTACTTTTCTAAATGAGTTAAGTTCGCAAGGGATCGAAGTTGATAAATTTTTCTTCACAGATCGTAGTTTTCTTAACCGGCATCATGTTACTCCAGTTGAAGAAGTTTTTATGACTGGCTATCCAAATGGCTTATGGGATACTGTCAATAACAGGCCTATTACCAGAAAGGGGATCACTGCCTCATCATTGCTTGAGGATTGGCAGGGCAGGCCTGAATTCATGATTGATATGGCCTGTTTTGGGGGGTCCAGCGGGTCGCCTGTGTACATTATGAATGAAGGCGGCTTTTCAACCTCAGATGGATGGGCGATCGGAAATAGATTTATCTTTTTGGGGGTGTTATATGCCGGCCCAACTCTTGATGTAAATGGAAGTATTAACATAGTAGATGTTCCTACTGTAGCTACGCCAGTGGTTAGCACAACATTAATGATGAATTTAGGTATGGTGATTAAGGCAGAGCAGTTGAATGGACTCAGGCCGTTGCTAGGTATTTGAGATATTAGACAGCCGCCTACGGGCTGTTTTTGTTGTCATCGCCATGGGTAGGCTCATCGTAAGGGCAGCATCCCCTCTAAGGGGTAAAAACCAGAATATCCCTTCAAGTAGATAAAGAGTATCTCAACGCCCGACACCTACCAAATCACGTTAACCACCCAAGCCGGTGAAACCTTCACCGGCAAGATGTCACGACGTCAGCCTGAATTGGTTAATGACTATGTGCCGCTGGCGACGGAGACGGGCGAGTGGCTGTACTTCGCTCCGGCCGATGTGAAGCGCGTGCAGTTTACGCCAGTACCGGGAGAGCAAACCGAACAAACAACGGAGTAACCCATGGCTAACGATGACGAGCGCAGGCCTTATCCGCCAGTTAACTTCATCGCCTCCGACAACTGGCAGCCATACACCAGGCTGATCCCCGCAAACGAAGTACATGAGTGGATAAACCGCCAAATCCTCAGTGATGCTGGAAACATACATAACCCTGACCACGAACATCTCGTTAATGCACTCGCTGACGGTGATATTGCGTTTATGTGGGCGTCTGGCGCATTCGAGAAGAAGGGCCGTTATGTCCTCGGCCAATGCGAGCAGGTAATGCTCCGTGCCGGAGGATGGCAGAAAGCCCGTATGGAACAGCAGATGCATGAATGGTTCGGACGCATACCGAAGTTCATCATCACCCTGGCAGCTGACTACTGCGAGCAATGCAGTGACCTCGAATTCTGCGCGCTGGTTGAGCATGAGCTTTACCACATAGCCCAGGCTACCGATGACTATGGCGCGCCGAAGTTCAACAAAGAGACCGGTATGCCGGTGCTCACACTTCGCGGACACGACGTCGAAGAGTTCGTTGGCGTGGTCCGGCGTTACGGCGCCAGCAAAGACGCGCAGGAAATGGTGGATGCGGCGAACAGACCGGCGGAGGTTGCTCATATCGATGTTGCCAGGGCGTGCGGGACGTGCATGCTGAAGCTGGCTTAAATTTGGAATGCTTTGGAAGGATGGTGATGTATGGCTGCACTAAAACCAGAGGTGAAAGCCGCCATCGTTCAAATGCTTGCGTGCTATGACACCCTGTCGATTGTGGTCGACGCCATCCAAAAGGATTACGGGATAAGAGTCACCCCTCAGCAAGTCGAATCGCACGACCCGACGAAGGTCAGCGGTAAAGGGTTGGCTAAAAAATGGGTCGACATGTTCAATACCACCCGCGACCGCTTCCTCAATGAAATCTCCGACATCCCGATCGCCAATAAAGCATACCGTCTGCGCGTCCTGCAGCGAATGTCGACGACTGCCGAGAACATGAAGAACATTGGCATGACCGCGCAACTTCTGGAGCAGGCGGCGAAAGAGGTCGGCGAAGCATATACCAACAGGCAGAAAGTGGAGCACACCGGCGCAAATGGTGGCCCGATAGAATCGACCACCCTGACGAAGGATGAATACAAAAAAGCTCGACAGGAGATGATGGAGGATGACGACTGTTGAGCAGCGGAACTTTGCCCGCAAGATAGAGTGTGAAGAGGACGGGCTTTACTACTCCCGCTATTTCTTCAAGCAGCGCACCGGCGGCAAGATGATCATCGCGCCGCACCACCTGGCGATACAGCGCGCGCTCGACCGGGTTATTAGTGGCGAGATTACGCGGCTGGTCATCAACGTTCCGCCAGGCTACACAAAGACAGAGCTGGCCACCATCAACATGATGGGCCGCGGGTTAGCGTTGAATAAGCGCGCCCGCTTCATGCACCTGTCCTATTCGCACAATCTTGCGTTGCTGAACTCCTCAACTGCGCGCAGCATGATTAAGTCAAAGCTTTATCAGGCAATGTGGCCGATGGAGTTGCGCGACGATGCCGACAGTAAAGCGATGTGGTGGAATGAGCACGGCGGCGGAGTCTACGCGTCGTCAGCTGCAGGGCAGGTTACAGGATTTCGTGCCGGGCATATGGAGCCTGGTTGGCAGGGAGCGCTAATTATCGATGACCCCGTTAAACCTGACGATGCTTATTCAGATATCGTTCGTAACGGAGTCAACAATCGCTTTAACGAGACAATAAAATCACGACTGGCGATCGAGACGACGCCAATGATTGTCATCATGCAACGAATCCACTACCACGATCTGAGCGGATATCTGTTGCGTGGCGGTAGCGGTGAGAAATGGCATCACCTGAATCTGCCGGTGATTATCGACAATAGTCAGCCATACGCTGCGCAGTACCCTGAAAACTCCCACGCTATACCGATTGACCATGGCTTACCTGACGGCTGGCTGTGGCCGTTTAAGCACAATGAATCGCATCGTGTATCGCTGTTCTCGCACCGGCGCACCGCAGAAGCCCAGTACATGCAGAAGCCTCGCAGGTTTAATGCTGAGGGCGCTCTCTGGACAGAGGTGATGATCAGCGCGGCACGCGAGCTGCAAATTCATCACGATAAGGTTCGCACTGTCGTGGCTATTGACCCGCAGGCAACAAACAGCGACGAAAGCGATGAAACAGGGATTGTCGCTGCCAGCTCATATGGCGCCGGTGACAAAAAGCAGTTCTCCGTGGATGGCGATTACAGCGGAAAATATTCACCTGCTGGATGGGCCAAGAAAGCCATATCGGCCTATGAGCAACACGAAGCTGACGCGATAGTCATTGAGACGAACCAGGGCGGGGACATGGCGGAGGAGACACTCCGCAACGCCGGGTTCAAAGGCCGCATCATTCGTGTCCATGCCAGCAAAGGGAAGTATGCGCGAGCTGAGCCGATATCCGCGTTATACGAGCAGGGCCGAGTGGCAAATCACGGCAATCTCTACGTGTTGGAGAACCAGTTGATGGAATACATCCCTGCCACCGCGAAGAAATCACCTGACCGCCTCGATGCGATGGTTTACGCACTGACTGAACTGAATGGATCGCAACCTGTGGGGATGATGATTCCTAAACGCCTTCGCTAACCAAACGGACAAACCATGACTGACAAATTAACTCTCGCCGTCAACCATGCGTTGAACGATGCGCGGATGGCGCGCGCCCGTATGGGTTTGCTGAATCCCACTATGGGCCTGGATAATAAGCGCGGCTCTGCGTGGTGCGAATACGGCTTCCCTGAGCAGATCACTTACGACAACCTGTACTCGCTATATCGCCGCGGTGGCATCGCTCACGGTGCGGTAGAGAAACTCGTCGGTAAATGCTGGCAGACTAACCCGGAAATTATCGAGGGTGACGACGCCGACGAAAGCGAAGATGAAACCGCTTGGGAAAGAAAAACAAAACAGGTTTTCACCAACCGTTTCTGGCGCTCGTTTGCGGACGCAGACCGCCGCCGCCTGGTGGGCAGGTATTCCGGCATTCTTCTGCACGTTCGCGACAATCAGGACTGGAATCTGCCGGTAACCAGAGGGCGAGGGCTTGAGAAAATCACCGTTGCCTGGGCTGGCTCACTCACTGTCGGCGAATGGGACACAGCTCTTAACTCGAAGACCTACGGTCAGCCTAAGATGTGGCAGTATGTCGAACGCCTCCCGAATGGTTCAACGCGCCGAGTCAATATCCATCCTGACCGGGTATTCATCCTTGGTGACTATACCGATGATGCGATCGGCTTCCTCGAACCATCCTATAACGCCTTTGTCAGCCTGGAAAAAGTTGAAGGTGGTTCTGGTGAGTCGTTCCTGAAGAACGCAGCGCGCCAGTTGGCCTTAAGCTTTGACAAAGAGATCGACTTCGGTAGCCTCGCGTCGATGTACAACGTCAGCGTTGACGAATTGCAGGACAAGTTCAACGAGGCGGCTCGCGAAATGAACCGCGGGAACGATGTGCTGCTTTCCCTGCAAGGAGCAAGCGTAACCTCGTTGGTATCGCCGGTTTCCGATCCGTCACCAACCTATGACGTTAACCTGCAAACAGCGGCGGCCGGGGTGGATATCCCGACGCGTATTCTCGTTGGCAACCAGCTGGCCGAACGATCCAGTACCGAAGACCAGAAATACTTCAATTCTCGCTGTCAGTCGCGTCGCGTAGACCTCGCTTTCGAGATAGAGGACTTCTGCGACAAGCTGATTGACCTGAATATTATCGATTCGATCAGCATGAAAACTGTTATCTGGGATGACCTGAACGAGCAGAGCGGCGTTGAAAAACTCGCTAATGCCAAGGTAATGGGTGAGGTTAACCAGGCCATGCAAGGCAGCGGAGAGAATCCTGCGTTCAGTCGCGAAGAGATTCGCACGGCCGCCGGTTACGAAAATGACGACGAGGAGCCGCTAGGAGAAGAGGATGGCAGCGAAGAAGACGAAGCCGCCGATTCTACCGCGTAACTATCAGGACCCGACCGGCGCCGATGCGCTGGAGCGGCGGGCGATGAAAGACTTCGCCAGGCGGATGAATAAAATCAGCAAGGCGTACAGATCAGCACTCGACAAAATACCTTCCTCCCTCGCAGTAAACGCCAGATACGAATACCAGTTAAACCCAACGCTACTCTCCATCATCTTGAACGATGCCGGCTACCTGGTAGACCAGGTTTTGCTTGAGGGTAACGAGTACGGCCTCTGGTTTTATGAGTATGTGGATTTGGCCGCAGAGAAAGGTACGGGGCAGTCATTTTACAACCTTAGCCAGCAGTCGCCGGTGTATGCCGCAGGGCGCGAATCTCTGGCCTCTATCCTCGCAAGTGACCCGTACCAGCAGCGTATGGCGCTGGTGCATGCGCGCGTATTTGAGGAAATGAAAGGTCTTACCGCTGAAGTTAAGCGCGATATGGCGCGGGTGCTGACGGATGGTGTTGGTCGAGGACTCAATCCCAAGGAAGTAGCCCGTAACTTGACTGAGCAGGTCGGTATCGAGAAACGACGAGCCAACCGTATAGCGCGAACCGAAGTCACCACGGCTTTACGGCGAGCTAAATGGGATGAAGACAACGAGGCGCAGGAGCTCTACGGACTGAAAACACGCCTGCTTCATATTTCAGCTCTGTCCCCGACGACTCGCCAGACGCATGCGGCAAGGCACGCTCACCTGTATACCAACGAAGAGGTTCGCGAATGGTACGCGCAGGGGGCTAACAGTATTAACTGCAAATGCACTCAACAATCTGTGCTCGTTGATGACAAGGGCGATCCGGTTTATCCGGACACCATCACCAAACTTAAACAGGAATACAAAACGATGCAGGCGCGCGGTTATGCCTGGTCTAAGGGGTAACTCATGCCTATTCAGGTAAACATCACTACCAGGGTAAACAGCCAGTCAATCCGTCGAGAAATCTACAACGGTCGCGACCACCTGGTGCTCCCCAGCTATACGCTGCCAGCCAATGTGGTTATGAATGGCGGGCTCTATTCCGCTTCAGAAATAGATGCTCACTATAAGGGCCTTGAAGGCACGCTGGCACCGCTAGGTCATCCTCAGGTTAATGGCCAGTTTGTGTCTGCTTTCTCCCCTGAGGGGATTAATGCCGGTCACATCGGGGCGTGGAACCGCAACGTTAAGAAGTCCGGTAATCGCATCTACCTGGAAAAGTGGGTTGATGTAGCCCGCGCTGAGGAATCAGAGGGTGGGCGTGAATTGCTTGAACGAGTCGAAGCCATTGAGCGCGGTGATGAAGTTCCGCCGATTCATACCAGCGTGGCCGCTTTCCTCGACCAGCTTGAACCGAACGAGCAGCAGCGCGCTACCGGGGTCGAGTGGGTAGCGAAGATCCACAGCATGGACCATGACGCGATTCTCCTGCACGAAGTCGGAGCGGCCACTCCGGAGCAAGGGGTTGGCCTGATGGTTAACGCTGACATGGCGCAGCCGCTGAAAGCAAATTCTGGTGCGCTGGTAGGTGAATCTTACCGGGAGCGCGAGCAGCGCCTTGATCGGGCAGCCAAAGCCAAGTTTGCGCCGGGATCAGATGAATACGCATGGATTGCAGACTTCACTGATTCTCAGGCGGTGGTTATCCGCAACGGCGGCAAGGCTGAGGTTTACGGCTATTCCACTGAGGGTGGGAAAATCACCTTTGACGACACAGGAACTGCAGTTCAGCGGCAAGAGTCTTGGGTGGCCGTCGTTGCCAACAAATTTAAATCCATATTCACACCGCAGGAACAGCCTGCACCAAACCACAAAACGGAGGGCGACATGCCTTTAACCAAAGAAGAACTGGAACAAATCGGCAGCATGATCGGCCAGGCTGTTGCGACCAATACCGAAGCGGCTATTAAGCCTCTTGCAGAAAAGGTTGATGCGCTGCAGGTCAATCAGCAGCAACTGGCAGAAACCCTGACCGCCAACTCCCGCGCTGAAGAAAAAACCAAGCGTGACGCAGTAGCGAAAGTTCACGGTGAGATCGTCGCGAACGCGCTGGCAGGTGAAGCACTGGATGCGATGTTCAAATCGCTGGGTGAATCTGCGGCACTCGGCACTAACGCGGGTCAGCAGCATAAAGAAACCGGTGCGCCGGCAGCTGATGAACATTTCAAATAAGGAGCCACAATAATGGCACGTTATCGTCGCGTTAATATCGACGGTCAGTCTCTGTACAAGACCGAAACCAAACTCGCCGCCATCGCACTCCTTCCTGGCACCGCGGCGGTAATCAACTCTTCTGGAGCCTTTGCTCAGGCAGCAGCTCTAACTGGCCGCCTCTATATCATCGACTGCGCTTATCACCAGGGGCTTGGCATCCGTGATGCGGTGCCTGCCGGTGACTCTGCTGTGGGTAACTACGTAGAGGAGGGGCGAGAACTGGCTTTGCTCTGCGCGCCTGGTGCTTACAAGAAAGACAGCCCGATCAAGCTCGGCTCAAATGGTCAGTTCACCCTGGCAACCGCTGACACTGATTCGGTGATTGGCTACAGCCAGGATGAATTCACCATTGCTGCCAGCACTACCGAATTCATCCGCGTACGCATGCGCGTAGGCACCGTGGCCGCCGCTGGCGAATAACAAAAGGATAACTGAATATGTATTTCTCCAAAGAGACGCTGGCGACTAACTCCCGCCTTGGTGGTCACTGGAACGAGCTGTGGGCTAACCGCAATATGTGGAACCTTCAGAACGATTCCATTATTGCCGCTAACCGCGCAATTATGACCCCGGACATGCTTGCCTGTAATGCCGTAGGCGGGTTTACTCGCGACTTCTGGGCTGAGATTGACCGTCAGGTGCTGCAGTTGCGCGACCAGGAAGTCGGCATTGAAATCGTTAACGACCTGATCGGTGTGCAGACTGTCCTTTCTGTCGGCAAAACCGCGAAGCTGTATAACGTGGTTGGTGATATCGCTGATGATGTTTCTGTCAGCATTGACGGCCAGGCTCCGTTCTCCTTCGACCATACCGAGTATGCTAGCGATGGCGACCCGATCCCGGTATTTACTGCCGGTTATGGTGTGAACTGGCGCCATGCTGCAGGTCTGAACTCTGTCGGCATTGACCTGGTGCTTGATTCGCAGATGGCGAAGATGCGCAAATTCAACCAGAAGCGTGTCAACTATTACCTGAACGGCGATGCCAACATTCAGGTGCAGTCCTACCCGGCGCAGGGTATCAAAAACCACCGCAACACCAAGAAGCTGAACCTGGGATCAGGCGCAGGCGGCGCGAACATCGACCTGACCACAGCAGATATGGCGGCCCTGTTTACCTTCTTCGGTAAAGGTGCATTCGGCGCTCTGGCGCGCGCGAACAAAGTGGCGGCATACGATGTTATGTGGGTCTCTCCTGAAATCTGGGCGAACCTCGCGCAGCCTTATGTCGTCAACGGCGTGGTAAGTGGCAATGTGCTGCAGGCAGTCCTGCCGTTCGCCCCGGTTCGTGAAATCCGTCCGACCTTCGCGCTGAGCGGAAACGAGTTCATTGCATACGTGCGCCGTCAGGATGTCATTTCGCCTCTGGTTGGAATGGCTGTTGGTGTTGTTCCTCTGCCGCGCCCACTGCCGAACGTGAACTACAACTTCCAGATTATGTCAGCCGAAGGTCTGCAAATCACCGCAGACGAGCAGGGCCTGTCTGGCGTTGTCTACGGCGCTAACCTGGCGTAAGGGGATGGCATGGCTAAGTACCAGGTGATTAAGCCGTGGCATGGCGTAAGCGCTGGTCAGGTGGTTGAAATGGAGGGGTTGCACCCTTCATTAAAGCCACACGTAATGCTGATTAGTGAAGGGGATTTAACCCCCGCGACGCCAGAGGCCAAAACAAGCCGGAAGCGTAAAGCAGAAAGCGAAGAAGAATAGCCGCGAAAGCGGTTTTTTTACGCCCTGTGAAAACGGGGCTTAATTCTCACGGAGTCGATAATGGTCACTCTCGAACAGGCTAAGGAATACCTCAGCGGGCAGGGCATCGAGATCCCCGACTTTGTCCTGCAGGCGTTCATTGACCAGGCAAACAGCATTCAGGAATGTCTCGATGCGCATTATCCAACATCAACGGCGTTGCTCATTCAGCTTTACTTGCTGGCCCTAATGGGGCTAGGGAGTGGCGATAAGTACATTTCAAGCCAGACAGCGCCCAGCGGAGCCTCTCGCTCTTTCCGGTACCAGTCATTTTCAGACCGATGGAAGGCCTCTGTAAACCTCCTTCGCGGCCTGGATAAATACGGATGCGCTGCCGGCTTGATTCCTGCCGACCCAACGGCGACGCCTGCTTTTGCGGGGATTTGGATCGGCAAAGGCGGCTGCATGTGCGGGAGTAAGTGATGGCCTGGATTTCAGTTCAACAGCGGCTGCCGCGCACGTTCACCCGGGTATGGGTAATGACCGACACTGGCGAGCAAACGACGGCATACGTTAACGGTGCCGGGCAGTGGATGATTAACTGCCCTCGCATACAGGCTACGGGCGCGAAGGTTCTGAGGTGGAAAGATGGCTGAGCGTTATGAAATCCATGCGTTTAAATGCGAAGACAACTGGTCGCTATTCATCTGGATAAATGACACTGGCGTTAAGTTTATCGGCCGTCACGCGCTGAACTACGAGGAAGCCAAATCTGACTTTCTCAAGCAGGCAGATGCTCAGCGCCTCGCCAGCCAGTCAGGGGTTATGCGGCCTATTGTTGATTTCAAAATCACTGAAAAGGCCGAGGTCTTCACGCTATGAGCAGCGTTGCGAATTGGAGTTACACCGCGACGGCGACAATCTGGCGGCGCATACGCGATGCTGACGGTAGTGATACCGACGGCGGAGGTCAGCCGTACGGATGGGAAGCGCCGATCGCTATCCTCTGCGATTATCAGGGTGGCCTGTCTGCGAAAATTGGAGACCTCGGCCGGGAAATCGTGGTTAAAAACACGATATGGACTGAGTACGCAACGGCGCGGGATGGTGATTACATCCTGATTGGCGCGTCAACTGATGCGGCTCCGCCGGATGAGGCCGATGAGATTCGGCAGATCGTCCAGTTCGCAGATACGTTCGAGCGACTGGCGGACGATTATGCGATTATCACCGGCGCGTGATAAAATGTAATGGCGCGGCTAGACCGGCCAGTCGAAAGCAGAGAACACAGACTCTGTTGCCGCGCACCTCTCTCTGTGAAACCTACTGTGAGGTTTGTTATGGCTAAAGACCCTGATATCGATTTTTTACATCAATGTTTCAGTTATAACCCAAAAACTGGAATTATTACCTGGAAACCTAGACCAAGGATTCATTTTTCAACCGAAAGGGTATTCAATACTTGGCACTCTAGATTTTGCGGGAAAGAAGCAGGTTGCTTGAACATCAATGGATATTTAGAGATTGGTATTCAAGGTAGGCTTATGAAGGCTCATCGTATAGCTTGGGCGCTATCTTACAGAGCCTATCCAGAGGGCTTCATTGACCACATCAATGGTGTCAGAAACGATAATCGCCTAATTAATTTAAGGGATGTCGACAGGGTTGGTAATGGAAGGAATTCGGCAAGGCATAAAAATAATATCTCTGGCGTTTGCGGGGTACATTGGCGCTTAAGGGATAATCGTTGGGTTGCTTCGATTAACCATGCGGGTGGGCAGATTCACCTCGGATATTATGAGAGCCTGATTGATGCTGTTGCTGCAAGAAAGTCAGCAGAATTTAAGTATGGCTACCATGAAAACCATGGGCGAGCCCAATAATTCACAAAACAAGGTCGCTACGGCGGCCTTTTTTACGTCTGGAGTCTGACTATGGGCGCTAAAGTACGCGGCATCCGCCAGGCTAAGTCCAATCTCAATCGTATCATCAAAGACGTGCAGGGGCGGAAGGTGGTGCGCGCGTTGCAGTCGGCGATGCTCATCGGTAGTGCACAGGCGGCGCTCTACACCCCGATCGACACGTCGACGCTCATCAATAGCCAGTTCCGGGAAATCACTTCTAACGGTGTGCGGGTGACCGGGCGCGTTGGCTACACGGCGTCTTATGCGGTGTTTGTTCACGACCCGGAAGTGAAGCAAACTTTCCGGCGCGCATCGGCGCAGAAAGAGTTCTTAACGAAGGGCTTCGAGGATACCCGCAGCCAGATTGATGCCGCGGTTAAAAAGGAGCTTTCGCTATGACACCTGCGATGTATATGCGCCTGAGGGACCTGTTTGTAGACGAAGGGCTAACTTCCGGGTTTAAGGTGCAGTGGCGGCAATGGCGCGACACCGGAAAGGATGCCGATCAGTTCATCGTATTTCGACCTTCTGGCGGTACCAATATCGAGTACGACCGCGGCGGTGACTGGTATGTGATGGTCGATGTCGTTTCATCGAAATCGAATCCTGACGCTGCTGACGCCGCGGTTAACGCCATCGTCGAATACATCAGTGCACAATCTGGCGCGGATGACTGCGTAGGCGCGCTGAGTCTTGTCGGCAACGTTCCGGCGCCAATATCCACCGAAGAGGGCCGGTTAGTAACCCGGCTGCTCGTCTCATGCACATACGGCGAATAATCGCCAGAATCACCCATCAGGCTGCCATCTGGCGGCCTTTTTTAATTGAGAGGCATACATGCAAGGCTGCGCTAATGACACCGGCAAGCTGATTGGTAAGGTGGCCGTGCTCCGCATGGCTTTTGGCTGTGCTGATACGGTTCCTGCGCTTTCCGAATGGAAGCGACTCGGCGCCATGACCACCAAGGGCTTTGACTACTCCATGAATACCGTCACCTCTGAGGCTGACGATACGAAGGGGCTGGCTGAGAACTTGGTCAACAACATGGACGTCACCATCTCCGGAGAAGGTGAGTTCCGTAAAAAAGACAAGACGACTGAAATTGGCGCTATTGCCATCTCGAAATATATTTTCGATGAGGTGCAGGCCGGCCGTCAGCCGACGGTATGGGTACGCTTTGACTTCACCGGGGAAGACACCGGGACCTACATCATGGGGTACTTCAACACCACTTCATGGTCTGGTGACTTCGGTACAACCGATATTTCCACCTTCTCTGGTGAATGGAAAGTCTACGATGCTGACACCGTCGTATTTGAAGTCGCTGGCCCGGCACTGGCGTTTACCACGAACCTGACGGCGACCAAATCCGTTGCGGCTGGTTCCGCTCTTAATATGCCGGTGGTCGTTGAAGGCGGCACGTCTCCATACACCTATGTGTGGAAAAAAGACGGCACCGTTGTCAGCGGTCAAACCACAGCTACGTTTAACAAGGCCAGTGCGGTCTCTGGTGACGCAGGGGTTTATACCTGTGAGGTCACTGATTCGTCAGCGACGCCAGTCAAAATTACCTCAGTAGCATGCACGGTCACGATCAGCTAATCACCTGGCTGTTTCGTGAATAGTACAAAGGGCGTTACGGCGCCCTTGATACTGTTTATGGAGCGACTATGACCCCGATTAAAGAATTAGGCGAATGCGTTATCGGTACCGGTGATCGGGAATTCTTTTTCCGGCCATCGTTTCGCAACATGGCGCGAATCGGTGAGCCAGAGGAAATTGTCCAGGCGTTCTATGACCTGTGCAATGATGAGGCGACGCCATTCGTGCAGCGCGCAGCTGAGGCCTATATCCGCGATGAGTACAGCCGGCTTCCGGATTGCGTGCTGCGGTATATCCAGAGCGGCCTTCTGACTCGCAAAGCCATCATGGCGGCTCACACCGTGCTTACGGCGTGCTGCGACGACGACATCGGCGCTCTTGTTGGCTGGATGAAGCCGGGAAAGACCCGTAAGCGTGGTTTTGTCTGGCGTCCTGGCAGCATGCCGCCGGAGAGCATGGTCATCGTCGCGCAAAACCTGATGATGCATGGCATCGTAGGAAAAGCGAAGGTGCGCAAGCTGCAGCGCTACGAAACTAACGAAACCACCTCAGAGTTTCGAGCCGCCGACTACATCATGGCGGCCCGCAGCCATTTCGGCATAAGCCGGGAAGAGGCCGAAAACCTGACGATGACGGAATTCGCCCTGATGCTCAACGCCAAATACCCGAACCAGAAAGGCTTTACGCGCGAAGAGTACGACACGGTTATGGACGAAGACGATCGCCGCTGGAAAGCGATGATGGCCCAGGAGCGTTCGTGACAAACCCCAAGAAGAATTAACCCCAGCACTAACCGAATATCAGCCTCGCAACCGCGGGGCTTTTTCATATCTGACAGCTCGTGAATGGCTATTGCAGCGTCACGTCATCGCGCCTCGCACGCGCATTCAACACAGAACCTTTCAGGATGACCCTTGAGGATGCCGGCGGCTGTCGGTGCCTTCTGTGGGCCGGTTTCCTGTGCGACAAGGTTCATCACTCAAAGGTAAACCGATATGAAATATCCAACAGTTTCAGTAAATGGCGTTTCCGTTCGTGTCGATGGCGATGGTCGCTATAACTTCAACGATCTTCATGCTGCGGCAGTGGCAAAAGGGGAGGCAACTGAGTCGCAGAGGCCCAGTAAATTTCTCCGCAGCGCTCAGATTAAAAGATTCATCAGAGCATTGCAGGCCAAAGCCCAAAAAAGTGCTTTGGAACAAATTCAACCACTTAAGGTCGTTAAAGGTGGTGATGAGCCTGGTGTGTGGGGAGTTGAATTGCTTGCCATTCGCTATGCAGCATGGATTAAGCCCGAATTCGAAATTGAGGTGTATGAGGTATTTAGGACGGTTGTTCGTATGGGCATTGGCGCTATGTCCCGCCTGAACAAAATCGACCACATCATCAATACAGAAACGAAGGCTATCAGTCAGTGTGCAAGCAAGATGGCGAGGTGGGGTGTTGGCGGCCGCAAGCAATTGCTCCATGCTGCGCGTGATCGGGCTGCTGATGAGGTTCAACTGTATTTGCCGGGCATTGCATAAATTTGGAATAGCCCACTCTGGTGGGCTTTCATCTGGAGAAAACCATGTACCTTCACATCACTTTAAATTCAGGCCGGACGATGCTCGGCGGTATGACTCAGTCCACTATCGAGGTTGTAGAAGCTTCCTACGGGGTAAGGTCTGGTCGCCATGATGGCGAACAACCAGCGATTTCATGGCGGACGCCACACTGGAAACCATCGAATCATAGTGAGATAGAAGGCTTCCTCTTCCTTGACGAATCAGACGTTGCGATCCTCGCGTCGAGTGACGGCAAAGTGCTTCATGAGTGGCACGGTGCGGAAAGCCTGAAGCAGAAAAGAGAGAGTAAATAACTTCATTCTGACAGCCCAATATGGCGGGTTTTTTGTACTCGATATCCCTGATAGGATTGCTCAGAACAATACCAAAGGGATGATTAAACAAAATGAAGAAAATTTTAGTCGCAACTGCGATTGCTTTAACACTGGCTGGTTGTGCCTCTTCTGGAAATCAGCAGCTCAGCAAAGAGTCTGAAACCAGCGTTCAGTCAAAGCTTCAGGAAGGAAAAACCACCAAGGCAGAGGTTAAGAACACCTTCGGATCGCCTGATAACGTGTCTTATACCGACGGCGGTAATGAAATCTGGAAGTACTCCTTTGCAAAGGTGAAAGTTAATGGCACCTCATTCATTCCGTTCTATGGGCTTTTCCATAACGGTACGAACGGGACAAAGAAAGAGCTCACGATCCTGTTTAAGGATGATGTTGTAGCGAAGTATACGATGGCTGAATCTGCCATTAATACAAAGACAGGCTGGGCTGACTGATAATCCTGGGGTGAGGATATGGCAATTGAGATACCTGGCACCGCTGAGGATTATTACAAAGAAATTGACCTCCCTGGCGGTGGCAAGAGATATGCCGCCAACAGAGAAAGGTTGAGGGCTGTTGTGTCTTTGATTAATATGGAAATTAAATCTGTTATCGCAAGTGGCGGAAATCCACACACAGCTTCGCTGGATTTGTCCGACCAATTTAATAATTTCATCTCCTCTGCACCCATTGAGGCTCAGGTTGAGATGTCCCAAGTATATGTTGAGGAAATGAATGCAGCAGCAAGGGCTGTAGACGATGAAACGAATAAAATAAATAATAAAATATTAGAGAAAGAACAGGCGGCCAATTCCATTGGGCAGTGGATTGGAGCAGGGATATTGCTGATATTCTTGCTGATAATCTTCGGTGTCCTAAAATAAATACATGGTCCAATCAAGATAACCAAACCTCGTTCCGGCGGGGTTTTTTATTGCCTGGAGAAAAGCAAATGGCTGAGAACGCTGGCGGCATTTATTACGACATTGAGATGAACATACAGGGCCTTCTTGTAGCCCAACAGCGTGTGAATCAGCGCCTCGACATGATGGAGCGCGGTTTCGATGGCACAACACGCGCCGTCAATAACACTGAACGCTCTATGTCCAGCCTGTCAGGCGTAGCCGTTTCCTTGGCTGCTGCTCTTTCTGTGAAGCAGGTTTCTGAATATGCCGATGCTTGGGCAACTGTAAATAACAAGTTGGCTAACTCACTGCGACCTAACGAGCAACTGGCTGATGTAACAGAGCGCGTATTCAACATTACACAGCAAACGAGAGGCAGTTTAGATGCCACAGCGTCGCTGTATGCGAGACTGGAAAGAGCGACAAGGCAGTACGGCACAAGTGCGGGCGACCTTTCCAAGCTAACCACAATTATCAACCAGGGATTTGTCGTCTCAGGTGCCACGGCGCAAGAGGCCGAGAATGCCATCATTCAGTTGTCGCAGGGCCTTGCTTCTGGTGCCTTGCGCGGCGAGGAGTTCAACTCTGTAAACGAACAGGGTAACCGTCTTATTGTCGCTCTTGCTGACTCCATGGGAGTTAGCATCGGCGAAATGCGGAACATGGCTGCGCAGGGCAAGTTAACAACCGACGTGGTCGTTAATGGGCTTTTATCCCAGGGAGCGGTAATCGGTAAAGAGTTCGCCAATACTACGACGACTATCAGCCAGGCTCTGCAAGTTGCTGGTAACAACATAACTAAATTCTTTGGTGAAAACTCAACCGTAAAAACCAGCGCTGGAATTTTTAATGACGCAGTCGTGACCGCCAGTGAAAATATCGGCTTACTCAGCGGTGCGTTAACTGCCGTAGCTGCAATTATGGGAAGCCGGTATGTTGGCGCTCTTACGATGGCAACGGCGGCAAAAGTACAAGATACGGCTGCGTCTATTGCACAAAGCAAAGCTGCGTCGGTAGCAGCAAAAGACGCCGAAATAGAAGCGGCAGCAAAATTAAGATTGGCTGAAGTTGAAAAAGCAGCGGCAATATCGGCCCTTAACCTTGCAGAAGGTCGCTTGGCTACCCTCAAAACAACGAACGCCTCAGTAGCTGCTGAGGTGCAGCTTGCGGAGGCTCAAACGGCGGAAATCCGCACGCAGCTTGCGCAGATTCAATCTGAAAAAGCGCTTGAAGCGCAGCGGCTGAAGGCGCAGATCTCAGATCAGGGGAGAATTGCGACAGCGACAAGGATGGCAGAACTTCGCCAGGCTGAGGCGGCCTTAACAACTCAGTTAGCAAGGGCTGAATCAGCATCACAGAACGCCAGGGCTACAGCTATTGTGCAGGCAGAGGCACAAGTAAGCTCATCGCGCCTAGCAGCGGCAAATGCCACCGCCACTGCTACAGCAGCAAATGCACGTTACATTGCATCTCAGGAGGCGGCTACAATTGCTTCCCGCGCAGCCTCTGTAGCTGGAGGCATCCTGAAAGGAGCGCTTGGACTGATTGGAGGTCCTGGCGGGGTTGCAATGCTTGCAGCTGCGGCTATTTTCTATTTTTGGCAGAAAGCCCAGCAAGCCAGAGAAGAAGCCCTCCGTTTTGCTGATAGCTTGGATCGTGTGAACGCCTCAATGAAGGCGATGAATAATACACAACTACGTGGAACCATCGCCGATGCTAATAAATCTATACGTGCACAAAAGGATGAAATATCTGATCTCCAATCCGAAGTCGATTCCTTAAGGTCACGCTATCAAAACTTCACCCCAGCGGCCCAGGCTGCTGCAGAATCTATGGGGCAAGGCGCTGATTTTGCTCGCCAGCAGGCTGAGATTTCAGATCAGCTAGATCAGAAATCTCGCGACCTTGCAAATGCTCAGGAAAAACTGGCAAGAACTCAGGACACCGCAGCAGAAGCGAGCAGAACCCTTACAAACAATATGCTCACCTCAATGGGCGTGCATGATGGGCTTATTGAAAAAGGTTCAACTCTTGAGAAGGTACAGGGAGCTGTAGCAAAAGCATTCGGATTGACCGCCGACGAAATAAACCGTGCCAATCAGGCTGGTCAAAACTTCAATCCAAAAGCACTGCAAATATCCCCTGCCACAGCCGAGGGTGAGAAAAACATCCTTAATCTTAAAGAGCAAAATGAATTGCTTAAAATTCGGGATGAGCGAACCAGGGCGGTGAGAAAAGCCGAAATGGATCAGGCTAAGGTTACTAAAAACAAGAACCAGATCGAAGAGCAAGGCAGGCTTGCTGGTGAAAACTTTGATTTAAAAAAATCAGAAGAAGAAAGGAATAAAGCTCAGCGGGAAAGCGAACAGCAAGGAAAAAGATCGGCGAAAGAGGCTGAATCAGTAGCCCAAAAACTAGCCAACCTCAAACAGCAGTCAGAACTAGCTGCGGGATCCACGCAGGAACTTAGCCGCGAGCAGGCAATCCTTACCGCTCAGCAGTCACTCGGGAAAGGGGCGTCGCAGGAGCAAATAGCTCTGGCCGGTAAATATGCGGCGCAGAAATGGGACACGGCGAACGCGCTAAAGGCCCAGGCTGCAGCGGAGAAATTGCTTCCAGAGGCTAAAGAAAACGCCAGCTATGCGCAGGACGTTAAAGACCTGCAAACGGCGTTTGATGCGAAAAAAATAACCCAGCAGCAGTACAACCAAACCAGTGAGCAACTGGAGGCTCAGCACCAGGTTAATCTGGCGAAGATACGCGCTGGCCAGGTTGTGACACCACAGCAGCAGGCTCAGGGAGAGGTTGACCCGGTGCAGCGGCTCGCCAACCAGCACGCTCAAGAACTGGCTCTTATCCAGCAGTTTGAAACGCAGAAGGGGCAGATAACCCAGCGCGGGCTTGAACTGATGAATGCGGCTAATACTCAGTATGAGCAGCAGCGTATCGCGGCTCAATGGGCTCTGTTCACTCAGCAGAGCGTGGGCTATGAGGCGCTGGGCGCCGCCGTCGACGCATTTGGCAATCAGGCATCCAATGCGTTAACGGGCGTGATAACGGGCAGTATGTCTGCAAATGATGCCCTTAGCTCAATCGGAAGTACCATTCTGAATGACGTCATCAACACATTCGTACAGATGGGGATGCAGCAAGCTAAATCGGCAATCATGGGCGCAACCGCTCAGAACGCTGCGATCGCCACAACGACCGCGGCGCAGGTCAGCTCTTTGGCAACTACGACCGCAGCCAGTACATCGTCAGCAGCGGCGACGACAGCGGCGTGGACGCCAGCAGCACTTGTTGCGTCGATCGGCTCCTTCGGTGGTGCTGTAGCGATAGGTCTCGGTGCTTTGATAGCCGCTCTTGCTGTTGGCTCTTCGCTTGCCGGTAAGCGCAAAAATGGCGGACCGGTATCTGCCGGCTCAATGTACCAGGTAGGTGAGGGCGGAATGCCTGAAATCTACAAGGCCAGCAATGGCAGCCAGTACATGATCCCCGGGGACAATGGTTCCGTCATCAGCAACAAGGATTTGCGCGGTTCTGGCGGCGGCGGGGCGCTGCAGGTGACCAATAACGTCTACAACTACGCCAGCGGCGTGCAGGTTGACACTCGCAGTACTCAGAACGGTAGCGAGCTGCTGATTGAGACGTTTGTTACTGATCTGCAGAACGGTGGACCCATGTCCGGACAGATGGAATCGACCTATGGCCTCCGCCGGCAAGCATCAGGCGACTACTAAACCAACCCGCTCCGGCGGGTTTTTTAATGGGTGAGAATTATGAAAGTAGCGATCGAAGTTAACGGTGAGGTCATCTGGTTCCGCAATAGCGAGACTCTGGAGGGCATGGCGTCGTTGGGCTATTTGAAGGACGGCACACAGCAGAAAATCATTGCCGCCCTTGAGGGGGCTCTTACCCAAGCCATAGGCGAAGCACTATCATCTGATGAAGTTGATTGAGTACTGAATATTAGCTCGGTGTCCGGCAGGAAGAGCCAGTACGACATTCCAGTATCCAGAGTGCGGAATGGCTATATTTGCTGGGAATCTGGTGTAAAACCCGCCGTAGTATGTGCATTGCCGTCCTGAACGATATTTCGAGTAGTTAATATCATCCAGCACAAGCACGTTAATTTGATGCGAACAATGCACGTTGACGACATTGCCCTGATCAGCATGTTCTCTGCTGTGAATATAAGACATATGACCTCTCTTGCTGTGTGTGAAAAACATACAGTATCAGTGGGAAATATTTTGCAACATCCTGATAAACGATCAGTGCCGCAGCCGCGGCTTTTTTTATGCCCGGAGGAAACGTGGCAACAGTTTCATACCCGGCACTCCTGCCGCTTCCGCAGCGCGCCAGTCAGAATATGACGCAGGATACCGCCTGGCAGACAACGCAGCCGGCGGTCGGGCCTGTCATTTTCACACCACTAACCACTGACCTGAAATCAACCTGGTCGCTTCAGTGGATTTTTACATTGCAGCAGGCCGAGCGGTTTAAGTCGTGGCTACGCTCGCCGACGCACTGCGACCGCGGGCGTAATTGGTTCCAGATGCCGATCGACCTCGGCGACACCCAGGGTGTGCAGCTGCAGATGCTGCACTTTATCAGTATGCCTGTGCAGACCAGCAAAAACGGCAACATCGTCACCTGGACTGCCAGCGTCATCTGTAACGGTATCGAGGACATTACCGAGGATTACGACGACTGGATCGTCATGGCGCCAGAGAACTACGGCTACTGGCTTGATTATCTGGTCACATCCGTTATGCCGAGGGCTGACTAATGCCGACATTGAGAGAATGGAAAGAGCGCAGGCCGGCGAGCGATATCAAACAGACCATCGAGTTTTATCACCCGGCGTTCGGCTATTACCGAGTGGTCAATAAGCTGTTTCGTGAAGCGACGTTCGGCGGGAACGTTTACCAGCCGGCGGCCTTCAGCATTATTGAGCCGAAACAGGATGGCTCGGCAATTATCTCAATGGCGATCACCTTTGAACAAGGCGCGGAAGAGGTCAGGAGCACGCTGAAGAGCTGGAAAGGAGCGGGGCGCATGACCCCCATAATTTGCAAATACCAGCAATGGAATGCGATCGGTGATTCTGATGCACTCAAGACCTGGTCACTGTTTGTGAAGGACGTCGGCGCCGATGGCAGCAACGTCACCGTGAACTCTGGCAAGACCAATCCGCTCACGCTGGCTAACCCCATCATTTACACCACGAAAGACTATCCCGGACTGATCAACATATGAATCAGAGCGACTTTATCGGGCTTGTTAATGGCAAGCCCTGGGCTAACCGCGCCTGCACCTTTGATGAGTTGGATTGCTGGGGGCTAGTGGTGCTGTATTACCGGCATGTTCTGGGTCTGGAGCTCCACCACGTCGCAGGCTATGAATCTGGCTCCGATTTCATCACATGCTACGAAGAAGAACTCGAACACTGGCGCCGGGTTCCTGTGCCGGTTTCCGGCTGCCTTGCGGTGTTCTATTACGGCAATCAGCCGGCGCACGTCGGCGTGATGATTAATCCGGGGAAGTGCCTGCACTCCCGCGGCGAGTTCGGTTTTGTCCGCACGGACAGTGCCGTCATTCTTCAGAAAATCTATAACAAAGTGGAGTATCTGGTGCATGGTTCGATATGAGCTTCAGCGCCTTCCTGGCGCACCTAAGCAGCGCGGGACCACTGAAGCCGGTACGAATCTGAAAGCGCTTCTCGACTCGCTGAGGCTGCATAATGACGTCGTGGTTAAGCTCAATGGTCGCAAGCTGGCGGATGACTTCGATCTTGGCTATCGGCTGCGCGCTGGCGACGTTGTCGTGATATTTGACCAGCCACAGGGCGGCGGACTGATTAAGACGCTGCTTAACCCTATTGAGCACCTGAACCCGATCCGCTTCACCAAGAAAGTGCTGGCGGGAGTTACCGGACAACAGACTGCATCATCACCCTCGATTTCAACCGGCGAGTCTCCGAACAACGACGCAACAGGGCAAACTAACCGGGCGCGGCTCTACAAGGGGCGCCCGAATATTTACGGCCAATGTCGGGTATTCCCTGACCTGATCCAGCAGGCGTTGTTCGAGTTTGTCGACAACAACAAATACATCACCGAATGGTTTGAAGTTGGCTACGGAAAATACACCATCTCATCGGTGCGTTACTCAGAATCGAATCTCGGCAGCCTGGCCGGTGCCAGTTACCAGATATTTGACCCGGGCGTGACGATCGGGAGTATCGATGTCGGATATCAGTTTGATGATGTTGATAACGAAGAAGTCCCCGGCCTGAACGAGAGCGAGGATTTTCCGGCGCAGACTGCGACGACTTCAGCGCCGACGGCAATGGCGATTGAGAGCAATCAGCTCAAAGCGACGGTGCTCTCTAACGATGATAACTTCACATACTTCGCTGCGCTTGCCGTTCCGCACCCGGTGACGTTCGTTATCAATGCCACCTGGAACGCCGGCGGTAGCCCGGTAACCCGTAATGTGACCGGCAGCGGAAACATTGTTTATTCGGAAAGCTTCATCGGGACGGATACCCTTTCATACACCACGTTTTATCTCGGTGATATGACTGGGGAAATCACCACGCTGCCGGCTGACGCAACCATCAACCTGACGCTGTTCACTCTGAACGACCAGACGCCGCTGGTGATTGGCCCGTCGGTTTCACCATTGGTGTCTTCTCAGGTATGGGTGCACGTAATGGTCCAGCTCGGCGCAACGGCCGGAACGTCACGCTATCGGATCCGTTTCTGGAAGGTTGACGATAGCAACAACCAGATACCGGGCACTTCCGAGCAGTACGATTATTTCTTCGATAACGACTTTCAGGTGACAACCCGGTATTTCCGCACATCACACAAATATACCCCGGCTGCCGGCGCCGGTCGGTACGCTGTGACGATTGAGCGCCTGGATAACAGCAACGACGGTAATGTCGTGACGCTGATGGCGATTCATGCGGTCAACACGCGTACCGGCGTAGTTTACCCGGATGACACGATCGCCAAAGTCACCATAAAGGGTCCGAATAACAGCAACAGCAACCGCGAGCAGAAATACAATATGCTCGCCCAGCGTCATACCATCAGCTATGACCGCGCAACCGGGCTGATTGACTACACGCTGCGCCCGAGCCGATCGTTTGCCGATGCTGCGCTGCATGAGTGGATTGTTATCGGCAGGCAGGACGCCGCGAGCATCGATATCGCAACGCTTTACGCGATCGCAGACTCGATAACCGTTCCTGAGTTGGGCTACTTCGATTACACCTTCTCGGATGAAAAGCTCTCCTTGGGCGAGCGAATCAAAACTATCTGCAATGTGGCCCGCGTCGACGGGAACAACATCGGCGATGTGCTGACGTTCTGGCGCGATGAGAAAGTAGCGAATCCGGATGCGGTTTTTGCGCGCTCAAACATGTTCTGGGACGAGTATAAAGTCACATGGACTATGTCACTGCCAGGCGGCTATGACGGCGTCACGTTGGATTATGTCGACCCGCTCACCAATAAAAAGTCGTACATCTATCTGCAGATTGACCAGAGCGGCATTGTTGAGGTCGAGGACGCGACCATCAACGCGCTGCAGATCAGCCTTGATGGCTGTCGTAATAAAACGCAGGCGGAGGACCGGGCGTGGCTGGAAGCGCGCCGCATTCTGCTCTCGCGCGTCGGTATGACGGTTAAAGTTCTGGAATCGACGCAGGTTATCCGCGGCGCAGTGGTGCAATGCCCGGATATGTACGACAACAAGCAGCAGAACGGCTATATCACAGCCCGTAACGGGGATGTGTTCAGTACCTCTGAGCGTATCGACTTCTCTCTCGGCGATATGTGGGTGGTGATGACCGACAGCCTCGGCAATTACCGCGGGCGCTGGCGAGCATACCCCGTAACCGGAAGGACTAAAGCGTTTCAGGCCGCAGCTGATGCATTTGACCTGAACATTTACGATCGGACGACGGTGCAGAACGCGAGCCGGTATTTCATCGCCACCGATACCGAACTCAACGCCACCATATGGCGTGTTGAAACAGCCAAACCCAATGGCGATGACACCCAGACATTAACCCTCTCTGAATATTCAGACTCGATTTATCCGTAGCGAATAGCAGAATTAATTAACCTCAGCGCACGCCATCAGATTAACATTTGAGGGGTTCGTGCGCCATTTATAGGGCGATAAACCATGGCAGAATTACCAACGCCGACGCAAAAGACAGTACCGAGTGATGATATTCGCGACCATGTTTATGCGGGTGGAATGCTGGATAAAGTCGTAACCAGCACTGATTTTACTTACACGGATCGCCTCGGTGGTGTGCACTACACGGTCAACGGCATGAAGGCAGAAGGGGACTTAGTAGTAGAGGACACACGGCAGAATCTGATCCCTCTCAGCCGTCAGTATATGACGCTTGAAGCTGCGCAGGCTGATATAGCGAATATCCCGGCAGGTTCAACCACGTATTACCGCAGCCCGGATGATGATGCACTTGCTATAGAGGTAAT